CTAACTGATCTCCAGAAATATTACCATTAATTATAATAGTAGTCTCACCTGATTCCATACCATCAAGAAGTTTGTCCATATTGTCATCTCCACAACTACCGTTCTGTTTCTTATCTTTTTGAGCTTTTAATAAAGCATCATAATAATATCTAGAACCTGCTCTTTCATCTAGATTAAGATCAGCATAATCATCTATATCTATACCACCTTCAGGTAACATAGACTTATCTATATACTGATTAATCTCCATGTCCATTGCAACATTAGCCAACTTCTTGTCTTGAAATAATTCAAAGGCAGTTAGGTGATTAAATGCAATATGAAGTAATTCATGTTTAAGAAGACC